GCTGGATGGTGCAGAGACACAAAAGCAATCATCCCTAACTCAGATGGCAAGTCTTATGGGGCTTGATACCAGCAAGATTGCAAAGATCAGTGGTCAATCTGTGACGCTTATTGGCTACAATAACAAAGCTCGCAAGATGCCTTGGCAGGTCAGATCTTTGACGGGTCACGATCAGTGGAAGCTTACCGACGATCAAGCCAAGCGTATGTTTGGCAAAGTAGACGCCTAATGTGGTACGTAGCTACCATTGACAATCAGGGTTCACATCGCAATCAGATGTGGACTCCTGACCGTGATAATGCACTTGACAGAGCAAATGAATTGCTAGATGCTGGGTACAAGGTAATAATAGAAGAGGAGATTTACAGTGAACGTTCTTAGTTTATTCGATGGTATGTCGTGCGGTCAAATCGCACTAGACCAACTCAATATCCCTGTAGAAAACTATTACGCAGCTGAGATTGACAAGTTTGCAATCAAGGTAGCTACGGCTAACTTTCCTGATATGATCCAGCTTGGTGATGTCACTACTGTAGATCCAGACAAGCTACCTAAGATTGATCTACTAATCGGTGGCTCACCTTGTCAGGGCTTTAGCTTTGCTGGTAAGCAACTTAACTTTGACGATCCTCGCAGTAAGTTATTCTGGGAGTATGTGCGGCTACTCAAGGCGCTAAAGCCTAAGTACTTCTTGCTAGAGAACGTGCGTATGAAGAAAGAAAGTATGGACGTTATCACTGAGGCGCTGGGCGTTGATCCTGTACCTATCAACAGTAACCTTGTCTCTGCTCAGAACCGCTACCGTTTATACTGGACAAACATTCCTATGGATGGCTTGCCAGAAGACAAGGGTATCAAGCTTAAGGATATCCTAGAAAATGGTATCACTGATCGTGAGAAGTCACACTGTCTTGACGCCCACTACTTCAAGGGTGGCAACCTTAAGACATACTTTGAGAAGCACCGTAGGCAACTTGTATTCAGTGACGATGGTATGTGTCACGTTGGTGATGCTGGTATCAGTGACAAGTATTCCTACATCAATCGTGTGTACCATCCAGACGGTAAGGGGCCATCACTTGTAGCCTCTACTGGTGGGCACCTACAGCCTAAAGTATTAGAAGTGGCAGGTATGTCCGACACAAATGGCTGGGATCAGGAACGTAAAGTTTACGATCCAGAAGGCATATCACCTACGCTTACTGGTCAACGTGCCAGCAATGTGCCTAAGATTAACAATGGTGAGAAGACTTGGCGCAAGCTTACTCCGCTAGAATGCGAGCGTCTACAAACTGTGCCAGAAGGTTACACTAATCACGTATCAAACACTCAGCGCTACCGTATGCTTGGCAATGGTTGGACTGTTGAGGTTGTTAAACATATTATGAAAGGGCTAACACAATGAGACTATTACTTAACACAGAAGCCTACCCAGACTATACACAAGAACAACTTGTAGAGTGGCTTGGTATCTTGCCGCACTGGGTAGCCGAATATGCCGCCGTTGAAGATGGTGACTTAGTAGAGCATATGACAGACTGCTATGGCTTTGGCAGCTTGTACAAGTTCAAGGGTAAAGTCTTACCTGATGGTAAGTATACTCATCCAGAGGATGATGACCTTGAGCCTATTGCTAAGGTGAAGCTTAAGAAGGGTGATGTTTACTTCTACCCCTACGCTATGATTGCATTGCCTACCAAGGATGGTCACTATGTAACGAGGATGGACTGATGAATCACGTATACAGTGTAGAGTTTTATGATAAGGAGACAGATGAACTGGTGTGTTATTATAGCACCAGTAATCTGTTTAAAGCTCAACGTATGGAGAAAGCACCTTTACAAAATGCCTATGTTGAGGTTTATTCTACAGAAGATAGAAACTACAGAGTCCAAACATATATAAGGATGAACTAATGGAAAGCCAAGGTAACAAATATGTAATGCCACTATCACAATATCACAGCAAACTTATGCAAGATATTGATGATGCAGAATGGATGTCAGACTTTGAACGTGCTGACAGAATGGCAGATGAAGAGAAACAGATACGTCAAGACATTGAGTCTGGCGCTCTATGGTATCCTTTGTTCTGATGTATATATTCCCCATATTCTTATGTATCGTATATGTCGCAGCTGGAATCATATTTACTTATAGAAGCTGGAAGGAACTCAATGGCAAAAGATGAAGGAGAAAAGGATGACCCCTGTGATGACTGGAGCGATAGGCCCATACCTAAAACGGTGCCTGATCGCACTCAGCGTCCTGTTAAACGTCCTATTAGGGGGCGCAAACAATCAGACTTTCAGCGCGAGAAACTACGAATGGCAAAAACAAAAGAGGTTTAATATAGTGTTCCTTATTGATCTTATGATTGGTAAGGGCCACTGCCTAGAGTGCTGGGTGTACTGGAAAGTGAGGAAGAAATGGTAAAAGGGAATAGCAGATTATTTGAGGTAGTAGCCTTCTACTATGACACGCCAAAGTTTCTAAAGCTACGCCCGGGAACTCAAAAAGATTACGAATACCAGATTGGCAAGGCTCTATCTACAGTGCTTAGAGATGGGCGAACCCTTGGTGATATACAGTTTGAGTCCATCAGGATAAAGCATATCACTGAGGCTTACAATCAGTGGCTACTGTCTGGTGTTCGTACAGCAAACATAAGAGCCACCTATCTGTCAGCGGTATGGGGCGTAGCTAAACAGTATGAGATTACACGCTACACCAACCCTGTATCACTACTAGATCGACAGAAGGAGAAACCTAGAAAGGTTATGTGGACAGAGGAACACGTTATCAAGTTTCTTGATGTTGCGTATAATGATTTCAAGTGGCGCAGCGTAGGCTTGATCGTTCAGATGGCTTACGAGTGGGCGCAACGTATAGGTGATATGAGGCTACTAAAGTGGCAACACCTTGACTTAGACGCCCAGCGCCTTGACATAGAACAGAGTAAGCGTGGAGTTGATGTACACCTGCCTATCGGTGACAGTCTCAATAAAATGCTAAAGATCCAGAAGGAAGCCTTTGGGTTTCAAGAATGGGTAGCACCTAAACCCTATCCCCGGGCAGGTAAATTTGTAACTTATGAGAAGAGGGATATATCTATTGTTACCAATGATATACTCGCCACAGCTAATCTACCAAGTGACCTATGTGCTATGGATTTACGCCGTACTGCTATCACAGAAATGGTTGAGGCAGGTGTTGACATAGCTGGTATTATGCAAGTGTCAGGCCATCAGAATCCTAGTAGCGTAAAGCCTTATATGGTAAACACACTGGCTGGTGCTACTACAGCCTTGGATAAGAGGAACAAGAACAAATGAGTAGGGTCAGGAGTGATGACTATAGAAAGTATGATGCAGAGAGAAAGAGAAAACATCAAGCTAAAGGTCAAGCTATAATAAGAAGACTTAAAACTATGAAAGGTTGTGCAGTTTGTGGTTACAAAGAACATCACGCAGCTCTAGAGTTTAATCACATAAATCCTTCAACAAAGTTATGTAATATAAGTCACGTAACACACTATGCAGTTTTTGGTAGAAACACTAAAAGTAAAAAGAAATTAAAGGACGAGTTATCTAAATGTGAAGTTTTATGTGCTATATGTCACAGAATAAAAACATTTGAAGGTCAGCACTGGAAAGGTAAATAAATGATTGAAGCGGTAACAGGTGCATCTATACTTGCATTCTTGATTATTGGTTTTATATGTATCATATTAAGTGAGGTAAATAAATGATTGAAGTAACTTACAAAGGTAGTATGGGTAATGATCTTACAGTCTGTAACGCTGCGAGAGTTTCATTCGGAAAAGAAACTGAGTGGGATTATGAAGAGTCAGATGCTTACAGCTTTAAGCAACACCTTAAAAAGAAAGATGAGAAGCTTATACAATACCTAGCCAAGCACAAACACATCAGCCCATTCGGGCATTGTTTTGCTAGTTTCCATATAAAGGCTCCAGTCTTTGTAGCTAGACAGCTAGTCAAGCATAAGTTCCTACGTTGGAATGAGATTAGCCGTAGGTATGTGGACAGTGAGCCTGAGTTCTACGTGCCTAGATCTTGGCGTGGGCGTAGTGAGGATAAGAAACAAGGTAGTACTGGCGAGTGGTATGATGACGATCTAGATTTTGTAGTTAAGGAAAGTCACACAGCTTGCTTTAACGCCTATAAAGAGTTGCTTGAGAATGATGTATGTCCAGAGCAAGCACGTATGGTACTACCACAGTCTATGATGACTGAGTGGTACTGGTCAGGTAGCTTGGATGCGTTTGCTGATATGTGCAAGCTACGTTGTGCGTCTGACACACAGGCCGAGACACAAGAGGTAGCCAAACAGATTAGCGTCAATATGCACAAGTTGTTTCCTGTTTCTTGGATGGCATTAGCAAAGGATAAAAGATAATGGCAGGTAACATTAAAGGTGCAATCAAGGCATCAGCTATAGTCGCATTTATAATAGCTGGTCTACCTATACTGATTGCTATGACGTATGACGAGTTTCCTCGCTACTGTAAGCAAACTATTCTACTACCTTGTATAGGAGTAAGTGATGAATAAACGTATACCAATGAAGGGCGGTGATGAGTATGATGGTCTTACTAAGGGGCGCAGATTTCTACACTGGAAGACAGGTCAACTAAAGAAGATCAAACGTGCCTACAACAAAAGGTTCCGTAAGTATAACAAAAAGGTAATAATAGATGAGTGAATACATAAACAAACCAGTAAAAGTAACAGAGGTAGAAGAACACGAGGATGGTAGTGCCACATTACAAGTGGAGTGTGACCCTGAGACATTCGCAGCTATTTTTAACGTAGGGTTTGTAACACTAATAAAAAGAGGTTTAGAAAATGAAAAGTGGCAGACTTGTGTAAGCTGCGGTGGCCCTGCAATGAATAAGATGTGCGGGTTTTGTTTAGAGGAAGAGTGATATGAACCTATCAGAATGGATTCCATACTTAATAGCCTTGTCAGTAATACTAATGAGCATTGGATTTATTCCCGGGGTTCTGTTATACCTTGTCGTAATGAGATTGAAGAGGATGTTTAAGAAATGAGTATGGCTGGAACGATAGAAGATATGCGTTGGCAAATAAAGCAACAACAGAAAGAGATAGATACACTCAGAAGGTTCCTAACTAAGAATAAACTTATTAGAGAGTTTGATGATGAAGAACGTAAGAGAGCATTAGAGAGATACGAGGCTAATCAAATATGACACAAGAGATAGCGCATCAGCCTTGCCCATACGTAGAGTGTGGGTCTTCTGATGCATTTAGTTTCAACACGAGTGGGTTTGGCAAGTGTCACGCTTGTGACAGATCTTACCCATCTAAGTACCAGAAATTTGAGTGGGCAGCTGAGAAGTACCCCTTACCACAAGGATCTACTATGACATCTAATGTAAGAAGCCTACCCCAAAGATCAGAAAATACCCAAACGGGTAGTTATATAGCTATGAGGGGTATAACTCAGAAAACTATGGAAGACTACGGTGTTCTTACCTATCCTGATCGACAAGAGTATGTCTATCCTAGTGGTGGTAAGAAAGTTCGCAGACTAGAAGATAAAGTTTTCTACACAAAAGATAACTTCAAAGGTGATGAACTGTTTGGTATGAACCTATTTACGGCTGGGTCATCTAAGATGGTCACGATCACTGAGGGTGAGCTTGATGCATTATCAGTGGCTCAGATGCTTAAGAGTAACTACACTAACCCTGTGGTGTCTCTGCCCAGCGCAACACCTTCTAAGAAACTGTGGGAGAACTGTTCAGACTGGTTAAATAGTTTTGAGAAGATTGTTCTATCAGTTGACAATGATGAAGCTGGTAATGCAGTAGCTGATAAGATAGCAAAGCTATTCCCTAACAAAGTCTACCGTGTTCCTCACGATAAGTTTAAGGACGCAAACGAGTTCTTAACTAATAGGGCTAGTAACGAGTTTAAGACTGCTTGGTGGAATGCTAAGAAGTACACACCAGAGAATGTTCTTAACAGTACACAAGACTTTATATCTCTGTACAAAGATACGCCAGAGCATCAGTATATCCCTACAGGTATTCAAGCACTGGATGATAAGATCCTTGGCTTAATGCAAGGTCACTTTACAGTTATCAAGGCTCCGACTGGCATTGGTAAGACAGAAATAATGCGGTTCTTAGAATACAATATGCTACAGCATAAGGTTCCATTCGCAGCTTGGCACTTGGAAGAGACTAAGCTACGATCACTGCTTGGTCTTGTGTCTTATGAGCTAGGTGATAACTTGACACGCCGGGATCTGATTGCTGAGAAGAATGCTGATGATGCGGTGATGGATGCTATTGAGCGTATCACTAAGGATGAACTGTTTTATCAGTTTTATTTAAGTGACGGTCAGGGTGCTGATGCATTGTGTGACCAGATACGTTACTTTAGTCAGGCGTGTGGCTGTAAGTTTGTCTTCTTTGAACCTATCCAAGATGTTGTTTCTGGCTCATCTGAGGAAGGGAAGGAGCAGATGTTAGCTGATCTATCAGTACGTCTGTCTAAGTTATCCGCTGAGTTAAACGTAGGTATTGTTACTATTGCTCACACTAATGACAATGGTGACCCCAAGTACTGTAAGATGATTGGTCAACGTGCCTCTGTTATTATTGATCTCAGTCGTGACAAGGAAGCCTCTGACTTTGATGAGCGTAACACTACACACATATCTGTACAGAAGAATAGACCCTGCTCAGAAGAAGGCTTTGCTGGTATGATGCGGTTCAATACAGAAACGTTTACCCTTAGAGAGGTTATCTGATGCAGGAATCTTTGTGGAATGATCTACCAGTACATATTAAAGATGTTGAAGATAACAATTCTTATAAAGGTAGTGGTCAAACTAAGGTTTGTAAGATTTGTAATATAGAAAAACCTATAGAAAACTTTGACTCTCAGTATTTTAAAAAGGATGGTAGCAAAAGCCACAGAGGTGATTGTAGATCTTGTACACAGTTCAATCAAAGAATAGTAAGAAATTTGAGAGAAATACACGGCCCACCACCTGATCTATGTGAGTGTTGCGGTAAACCACCCAATGGTGTTACAGGTCTTGTAACTGACCACTGTCACACCACTTATAAGTTTAGAGGCTGGTTATGTACCAGTTGCAATCTAGCTAATGGGCATTTAGGAGATAAGCCCGAAACAATAATGAAATTATATAAATATATGACAAAGGAAAAGTAATGCCAGTTTTTGATATTGAAACTGATGGCTTGGATGCCACAAAAATACACGTACTGTCTTGGGAAGATGACTCCGGTAAGATTAAGAGTACTCACGACTATAATACTATGCGTACATTCTTTGAACAATCCGATACACTTATTGGTCACAACATTATCAGGTTTGATATACCTGTGGTTAATAAAGTATTAGGTATAAAGGTTAAAGCTAAGTTAGTTGATACCTTAGCCTTATCTTGGTACGTTAATCACACTAAGCCAAAGCACGGCCTAGAGACTTATGGAGAGTATTACAATGTAAAGAAACCAGAGGTTACGGACTGGGTAAACTTAACTCAGGAAGAGTATGCTCATAGGTGTAATGAGGATGTAAAGATTAACTCTCGTTTATGGCGTGACTTGGATATCAAGCTTTCAAAGCTGTACCCTAACGATCAAGACAAGTGGCAGTTTATAAAGTACCTATCATTCAAGATGGAATGCGCTGCGGAGCAAGAAGCCTTGAAGTGGAAGGTTGATATTGAGTCTGCAAAAGGTTACCTGTACGTGTGGGAAGCTAAGAAAGAGTTAAAGATAGTTGAGCTTGCGGAAGCTATGCCAAAGCAGATCTTGACTAAGGTACAGCAACGTCCAAAGGTTATGTACAAGAAAGATGGCGAACTGTCTTCTCACGGGGAAAAGTTTGAAGAACTGCGTAAACAGTACAAACAA